CTGGGCTCAGGTCTGGGCTCAGGTCAGGGATCAGGTCAGGGCTCAGGTCGGGGCTCAGGTCAGGGCTCAGGTCAGGGATCAGGTCAGGGATCAGGTCTGGGATCAGGTCAGGGATCAGGTCAGGGCTCAGGTCAGGGATCAGGTCTGGGCTCAGGTCTGGGCTCAGGTCAGGGATCAGGTCTGGGATCAGGTCTGGGCTCAGGTCTGGGCTCAGGTCAGGGATCAGGTCAGGGCTCAGGTCGGGCGAGCAGCATATGGCCAGCACGACGCCAGCTGGCTAGCATTCTACAAAGTTTTTGAAAATCTCGTTCCTGAAACAAAAAAGCTTAAAGGCTTATGGCAAGTGTCTCAATCATGCGGCTGGTGGTGGCCGTTTGAATCCGCTGTAATCTTTACAGATCGTCCAAAGACTGTTTTGTTTGATCAGAATAGCAATCTTCATTGTGAAGATGGTCCAGCAATAGAATACCGTGATGGATTTAAAGTACATTCGTGGCACGGTAATAGAGTTCCAGCCCATTGGATTAAAGACAAAGACGACTTAGATCCCAATGAAGTATTAAGAATTGCAAATGTTGAGCAGAGGGCTGCGGGCTGTCAAATTATTGGTTGGAACAAGATGCTCGACCATTTACCTCACAAGATTATTGATAGCGATCCAAATCCACAGCATGGCGATCTGATCGAAGTCACACTGGAAGGACTTCCAGAACCTGAATGGTACCTACGATTTGAGTGCCCACGAAACGGCACAATGATGGAAGGCGTTAATAAAAGAGAGCTTTCTGAGCCTACAGTATTTGCGGCCCAGGCTTGGAAATCACCCTTGCCGGACCATTTATTTAACTATCCAAAAACGAGGAGCTAAACCAATGGATATTTTCAAAGACATAAAAAAACTAGAACACACAAATGCGCACGGCGAAATCAACTTCTACAAAATCATAGAAGGGTCTGTTGATTTGAGTGAGTTCGTGCCTGTCACTGACACAACTCAAACAGGTGACATTATCGTCGGTCACTCAGAAAGCGGCCACCACCATGTTTTAGAGAAAGAAAATGTGGAAATATCTGAGTTTGTCCATGATGGCATGAAATATTTTCACGCCATTGTTAAGAAGCAAAACCGTCTCTATCAGGATGCATCCTCCCCTCATGATGAACAAACCATCGAACCTGGTGAATATATAATAGGCGTTTCACTCGATTATGACCCTTTCACGCAGCAAGCGCGCCGGGTTGCTGACTAATGCCCTTATACAGAAAAAAGCCAGTAGAGGGGGAATAGATATGCCAGACAGGCAAAAGACCAGCTACAAAAACGCTTGAGAAAATCAGAAAGCAAGATAGAACGGGGGGACAAAATGGGGGACAATGGCTGTGTCTTGCATGTGACTCCCTGTTGCACAGAATCCTTAACGGCTTAATCTTATAGAGAGGTGAGAAAGATGAAATTGTTTTTAGATATAATCTTGAGAGATCAAATGGGCAATGTTCACGCTAGGCAATCCAGTGAGGTGCCGGAAAATGTCGCCTTTAAGGGTGAGAGACACAAGGAGAACTTAACAGACCCTTTAATAAGGCTTGGGGATCCTGACCCATTTAAAACGGTTGCAAAAGCAATGGAGGTGAGGGAAGTCAGAAAAAACAAGCTAGCCGCATATTGCAAGAACATGGGCTATGCAATCGCTGAGCATTTAGAAGATCGTGAAGGTTGGCATGGTTTAGATCGCCAAGAAAAAGTGAATGACAACTATAGAGACTAAGAGCAGGCGGCTTTTAATTCATTAGAGAGGTGAGAAACCCTTAATCAACGGCATGAAACAGTCTCTTGATAGCAGCCGCTTCAAGATCACAATGATAAATCAATTCAGATGTAATTTGGTCGTGAGGGAAATTAAAACTAGCATAGTAAAGACGTTTTTTGGTCTCTTTGACCAGATAGAGGATTGACATTTTTGTGCCAGCTTCAAGGTAAATGCTTTTTAACAAGCAATTTGGCATTTGATCTGTAACAACAATCGTTCGGCCATCAGGGTCGTCATACAAATATTTTAACATTAAAATATATTTCTCATCCACACGGATCCGCTGAAACATATTTCTAATTGAGTGTGTGAAGTGCACGACCTCATAAACTATGCTGACGTAAAGTTGAGCCCCAACGCTTGGCTTGCCCCCACCATTTTCTGTGTACATCACCATGGCCCGTGTTGAGCCCAGCCGGTTAACAACTGTGTTTAAGTGTTGATAAACATCATGAATGGCGGGGATTGTGGCCTTGAATGTGCGAAAGCGTCGCTTTTTTATTTTATCGTTTAATGCAGGGCCAAACGTTGTTATTAGGGCAACGGCTATTCCCCCGAACGTGCCGATTGCAGTAGAATACAAATCTAATGACATGGGCTATTTTTTAACGCGCTCCAACCGGCGAATATAACGCGCCTGAGCACGGCTTTTACTTTGCAGGTAATCAATATGTGCATCTTTCCTTCGCTCACACACAGCCAAATCTCGAACGGTAACGCGCTTGCATTTTGGCTTTGCTTTAGGGGATTTTTTTAAATAGCCTGGCGCTGTGGGGACGGTTAAATAATCGGCTTGTGGATTAGCGCAACCCAATGTCAGACAGCTTAACGTCAAGACACTGGCTAGGCTCAAGGCTTTGAATTTCATCTGTTGTTCTCTTTAGTCTTTCCTGAGATTTGGATATTTCTGTTTGGTGTTCAAGCTCATCTTTGTGAGCTGCGTCTTTCAGCTTTTGATTTTCTTTTGCGTCTTTTTCTATGGCCTCAGCTCTTTCAGCTTTATAAGCAGTGTGAACGTCACTTCGGCCCTTGTAATAAGACCATCCCATACCCATCAGGGAGAATAATAAAAGGCCGGTGATTAAGGGATATGACCGGCCTAGACCAAGTAAGCTAATCAGGAGTTGCATTTTCAAGCCTCCCTATCAGTGGTTCGTCAGAAATACGCGCCTTTATGATCTCACGATTACGCCAAATAACAATGCCACCACAGACAAGCAGAGCCACAGGCCATAAAGTAAGAAGCTGAGTAAGAGCATTGCTAATAGTATCAATAGACCCAGCCCAATCCCCAAGAGCCTCACCAAGCCCTTTGACGTATTCCAGAATTTTTGCAAAAACGCCAAGAACACCAACACCAATGACCGCCCCGCCAGCATCTTTATTGCCTGTTGCATTCTTGATGGTGCGCGATCCAGCTTGTTCAAGCTGCTTTTCTGTAACGATTTGTTCTGAAGTGGCAGCGTCAAGGGCATGTTCAAATTTCCTTGCATATCCAGCGATCTTAGAAGCGCGATCCATACCGTTTACAATGCGCCTGGCTTGCCTGTAATCGCTCTTTTTAGGGTTGATATAGTGCTGAAGCTTCTTGCCGGTGAACCAGCCCTCAATGCAGCCGGTAAAGAGAATGCGAGCCGCCCAATCAGGCCTCATTACAGCATCAGGGTTATCAACAAAATTGCAGCCCAGCTTATTGCCGGCCTTTTTGTAATTATATTTCCAGGTCAATTGGACATAGCCGCGCCCATAGTAAGTTTCACCTGTCTCAGGGTCTGGCCGCCCATAACGACGACCCCTGCCCCGGCCATATTCGCGCAAAGGCTCAAATGTGTGGGCTGTTTCGTGATAGGCTGTCGCAAGGCAATAAGCTAAAAATTCAGTGGGATAGTCTGAATAATTAGCATCCCAGCAATCAAGAAGATGATTTAACCCGTCAACTTTGGATTGGCTTAAGCCTTTACTAAAAAAGGAGGCTCGAACCTCCCTAAAAAACACAGATCTGTTAAAGCTCATTGGCCTCTCCATTAAAAAAGGCCCTTGATGGGCCTTGTCTCGTTTCAGTCGCTCAAGGACTGCATTCGAGCCCTCATCATCCTCTCTGGATGTTTCACAATGACGGGGGTCTATCCAGTCCAGAACTAGACATAGATAGCACCCCCACCAGTCCCCTCTTGCACGCGCTTTTCCAGCACGGCTTGAAATGGTCTCATCAGGTGCCCCTAGAAAAATTGTGTTTAGTAGCTGGTCAAGGGAGATGAGGACGTTTAAAGACCAGTATTTAAGTCCAGTGAGTATCATCTTTGTAATCTGTAGGGATGGGGTTCATGGCTTTTAATGCCCATGATTTTTTATATATAGCGTCATAGGCAGCCGCCGCTTGCATGCCCATTTCAATAACCTCATTGTTTGTCAAAGTGTGATCAACATTATCAGCATCTCTAAATGTAAAATCTGTATTTATGCCAGAGCTGTTTTTAATAACCGCCATGAGGGATAAATCACCAATATTGGCCCGGCCCCCCTTGGCCATATCAACGTCAAAAGTTTTACCTGTTGTTAAGGCTACTGTGACGGGCAAATTAGTGCGTCTGTCGCGTTCCGTGGTCACATCATCGTTTGATGGAGTTGGGGCCGTAGGGGCAGCAAAAACCCCGGCGCTATCTATATAACCAGAAAAGACCTCAACATCATCAGCAACAACATATGAATTTGGCTGCTCGCTTTGATCAGCTATGTTTAACTCTATGCTATCAACAGAGCCGTTTTTTACGTTAACACGTTTCATGTTAAGCAACCTTTCTTATTTGAATGTCAGAATAAACTTCAGTACCAAATGACGCAGGTGTACCAAACCCAGTGCCTGATTTTGTTGAGCCGCATTGGTGCTGAAGTTCGATCACCTTGGTCGCTGCCAAAGTAAAGATCCCTGTAACTTTTGCGGCGTTACCCACGTTATTACTTGCATTTGCATACATAGTTAACCCGATGCATAATGTTGTGCTATCTGTCACATTCCTGAGCCGCGCTTGATGACTGTCACAATCATAGGCAACCGCAAAAGCTATGACTTCATAGGTCCCGGCTGGCAGTGTGATTTGATTTGAAGAAAGTGAGGCTCCGGTAATTCCGTTAACAAGAGAAGTGTTTAAATCTCTTGTCTGCCAAGAGCCACTTGTAAAAGTCCCGCCGTCTGTCCCGGATGATTTTTGGTCTTGGATATGAAAAAGTTCATCACCACCACTACTTGCAGAGGTGACGCGCCCTTGTGCATCAACTGTAATATTGGCTTTTATGTAAGAACCGGCAGATACGGACGTATCTGCCAATTTATCCGCAGTAACAGCGTTATCATTTATTTTATCTGTTGTAACATTACCGTCTAAAATCTTATTTGTTGTGATGGCATCGTTATCTATGTCATTAGCATCAACTGTATCTTTAACCGCAAGATCACCAAGGCCTGCCTTGATATTCGCCCAGCTAATCCCAGCGTTATCACCAGCTGAGTTGTCATAAAGGGGAAATATGTCTGTGTTTTCTAGCGATGTTGTGGTTGTTAGCGCAGATATCGCCACGCCATTAAGATCAACAAGTGCCGTATTTGCTAAATTACCACTTGCTGCCCAACTTAAAACGCTCCCTGTTGAAGCGGCTGGAAACTCTACAGGGCTGGTATAATTAGACACTGAAATAGCCGGACGTCTGTTGTTATCATAAACCAGCTCTTGCATTATCATGGCCAGCTTATCAACAGAGCTTTGAAGGCTGTTTTCTAAAACCTCATTGTCAAGGTCATAATCTTCACCTTGGGCCTTGTCTGTGTCGCGCTCAATGCGCAATTGCTCGCCACTTGCAGGGGCTGTCGTAGCAGTAATGGAGCCAGTAGAACCAGCCCCGCCCGTCACTGTAAAATCTGTATTTTCTACCCAAACAGTTTCAGACCCGCTTGAATCTATATGAGTGACAAGCAGATCATAAAATTGATAGGTAACAGAAAACACCGTGGTAGACCCATTACCATTATATGTTAATGGGGTGTAAGAATTTGCTGTAACTGTCATTGCTTCTTTCCATAAAAAAACCCGCCTTAAAGCGGGTTGTTCATTTCTTTTTGTATTAATCGCCTTATAAAGGCAGCCTTGCTTATCCCTTCTGTATCTGCCAACCGTTCAACAAAGTCAGCCTCATTAGGGTTTAAGCGAATATATAAAATCTCTTTTTTAATGCCCTTGGCCAATTTAGGGCGACCTGGCCCTCTTTTTTCTTGTGTCATACCCTTTAGATAACAAAAAAAACAATAAACCGCAATCTTTTTATTGACAACATAAAGCGATTGCTTTATATATTAAGGTGCGATTTATTTCGCGCATTAAAAAAGCCGCCTGGTGTCGGCACACCAAAACGGCTTTATGATCACATAACTTTTGAAAGGCAAGAAAATGATCACCTTGAAACTAAAGGAAAAGGCTGAAATTGTCAATGCGATTATTGAGGACTTCGGCACAGACCCAAACCCCAACGATGTTCTAGACGCTTTAGAAGAGCATATGGCTATCGTTAACACCGCCCTTGAAAAGGCTAAGGCGAACTTACAAGCCAGCAAAGAACTAGTTAGGGCATATAAAGCAGAGGTTAAAAAATCCCAGGTGAAAGCAGTTAAACTGCAACCGCTAAAACAAACAGAGCAATCTCTTTTATTCCATTAAACTAAAGGCCCTCATCAAATGGGGGTCTTTTTTTATCTCACCTCATCTTGAAGCATTGGGACGGCGTAGCCATCAACCAACCAACGCCAATAAGGCAAACTCGCATAAGGCGTCAACCGCCTTACAGATTTTACATCCCCCGGCGTTGCATCCCCTTCAACCATAGGGTTTAAATAACTTAACCCTGAAGAGCCAACATTGGTTACATCCCCAAAAGTGCCTATCAAAGGTGCAAAAGATGCTAACATGTTACGGCTTGCAAACCGGCTGGCAGGCTCTCTCGCGCCTAATGCTGTATAAACCCCTGGCCCGCGCAATTTCTCAAAAATATTATTGACTTCGAAAAACATGTAAAACATGCCTGAGCGGTCCAAACCTTCAGCCACCCAAGTTGCTGGATTATCGTCAATTTCGCGCCCGGCTTCTTTTTGCTTTAAGGCATAAATAAACATTCCTGTTAAAACCATGCCGGAAAGAGCTGCCCAAAAGCGCCCGGTTGGGTCCTGCATCCCCTTCATAAGCATTCTTTGGTTAGAGGCAAAGCCAAAGCTTTTAAACTGCGTAAACATGCCCCCAACCGGCGTATTGGACAATATGGGTTTGTCACCAATACCAGGTGTGACAACGCTTGTGTCAACCTCACGTTTGACGGCTGAAAAAAACATATCTCTAATAGCCGGGGGCAAGCGGTCTGCGTCAACTGTCCAAACGCCCTCTATTTGCTCTATAACGCCATCAGCTTTCCATTGCTTGGCGTGGGATGAGGCATCCCCTAAATTTAAAGACCGCATATAACGCGCCTCATGAGGGCTTAAATTATCAATCCCTTTAAGCATGTTTTCAATTAAACGGTCTGTGACAATGGCGGCGTTAAACTCTTTTAAAAACTGGTTCCAATACGGCAAGCCGGTTAGTCTAGAAAAATTGTCTGTCATCTTTTGAAGAGCGACCTCAGCAGGGGACATTTGCTCAAATGGATCTTTCAGGCCGGATAACTCATGCAATCGTGAATTATGGATTGTTTCAGCAATGCCTACATACTTGCGGGCCAACTCCCTATTCATTTTAATGCCCTTGGAGCCAGCAATAAGGGCAGGCAAAGCCTTTCCAAATGTCCTTCTAAATCCTTGCGTCATGGGTGTGCGCCATATATCTGTTAAAGATGTGGCCAGCACACCGCCGAGTGAAATTAGATATTGAAACGCCATGGCTCCTTGCACAGCCCGCCCAAATTTACCAGGGTCAACATCATGCTCATAGCGGCCCAATATTTTATCACGCGCAAACTGCATATCTTTTATTGTTTGTTTTTCTTGGCTCTTTAGGCGCTTTATTGCCTTGTCTTTTTGTGCCGGGGATAAATCTTTATTAGCCCTTAGCTCTTGCCTTAGCATGTCAAAATCTTCTTGGATTTTCTCAAAATGCGGCCTTAGGTCCATAGTGCCAAACCGCTTTTTCATCTCAACTTGGCCAGCAGCATTTCTAACATAGCGGCGCATCACCATTTCAACATCATCAACAAGAATGTCTTTAATAACCTCATCAGGAATGCCAAAGGTCCGACCTTTTAAAAAGCCAAAATCAATTATATTGTCAAAAGGCTTGTATTCCCCCTCAACCGCCCGGCCTGTGATCCTATCAAAAATGCTATTAACAATCTCTTCAACCGATCCAGGATCATCGCTTGACGGGATTTGATTGCGCTTTTCTTCAAGCTTTAGCTTTTTGGCCTCTAGTTTTTTTATCTTCGCATCGGCCTGTTTATCAAGGGCGCGGTAAGCTGCCCTTACAACATCTGTTTGTTCTGGCCCGCCTGTATATCTAAAATTCTTATTCTTGGGATCAATGCCCAGCATTGAAAGCTCTTCTTCAATGGCTAACCTATCATAATACGCATTCAGCTCCTCAGCCTCAGCCTGTCTTACAAACGGATTGCCATTAATATCCTCCGACAAATCATCAAGCAATTCTGAAATGGATGGCCTGTGAGCGTAAAAACCTTCCTCCCATGCCTTAAGCGTGGCTTCATCAAAGCTCATGCCCATTGTTGTGCCGCCACCCATACCACCAAGCATATCGCCTTGTTTCATTAACGCATCATTTGAAACAACAAGTTTAGGGTGGGTCTTGGCGCTTAAGCCCATGAATTTTAATTCGCCGCTCTCATCAATCAAGCCGCCCGCACGGGTCAAGAACTTTGATAATGTCTCTGGCATTTTTGCTTTTTCAGATGATTGTGAAGCTTCAATCATGGCTCTAACATCATCAGCCGTGGCATTAAGGGGGATCTCTTGCCCCCCTTCAATCTTGTCAATATCGTCTAGGATTTTTTCTCGGTTTGCCTGTAACTCTTCTATACGGGCTGTAATGCCTTCAGGTGTATCTTCATTAAGGCTATACATTATTCTAGGGTCATTAGGGTCAAAGGTGCCGCGGTTATGTATAGATTTAATTTGAGTGGGGTCAAAAACGATATACTGGTCTGCAACAACGTTTGATTTCTCGCCGATGTCATCGATCATATTACGTATTATTATACCGTCAAAAGGTGTGTATTCAGGCTCTATACCGTTGTCAAGTAAAACTTCCCTGATAGCCTCTTCTTTTTGATAGTCCTTAGCCGTGGCGGTTGTTTCTTCATAGTTATCTTTTAAATAACTGTCTATCTCATCAGCAAAATCATCTATATCTGATTGATCAAAACGCTCGATAGGCCCATCTACATAGGCGTCTAGCACGCCGTATTCATCATACCCGCGTGCTATAGCTAGCCTGATACGTTCTAACTCTTCTAAATTAACCCCTTCTCCTTTCATGTCTATCTCGACCGGGTTCTCTATTTTTAAAAATACGTCTTGCGTTTGCAGATTTTGTTCGGCTAACTCATCCACCCACGCGTATTGATCTTCATAGCTGTTAAATTCCGGTACTTCGTCGACAATCCCCTCATCGATTAAACTTTCCGGGTCGTCTTGAAATCTCCGGTTAAACGACTGACGTGCATAATCTTCTGATACTTGCGTATCGTCGACAAAATGGAACGCGCCCGCTTCGTTGTTTGCCGTCGTATCGCCTGCAAAGCTGCGGTCAAACATCTCAATATCGGCTATGCCGTAACCACCATGGCTAACGGTCAAAGGCTCCCCGCTCTCATCTACAACCTTACTATCACCAAACCATTTTTTAAACGCAGGGGTTTTGGTTAGGTCTACATTGTCACTCATTTGATACAGTATTCTTGGATCATTAGGGTCAAAGGTGCCACGGTTGTTGGTGGACTTTATTTGTGTAGGGTCAAAGGCAACATAGGTGTGCGGTTTGCCTGTTTCTTTCTGCTTAAACACAACTCCATCATGCCCCAAACGCTTGGCCTCATTCAGTATTTCTGGTACTTTCATCCCAAAATGATAAACGGGGTTATATTCGAAGGGGTTACTTATCTTTAGATAAACAGGAATGACATTAGGCGAGCCTAAATCACCATCTCTTTCGGCAACAGCGAATTTGTTAGCGGTCTCAGCATCTGAAAACCAAAAGCCACTGCCGTCTGTTCTATTAAAGGATGTATCGAACACCTCAATTGTTGACTTTGTACCATGATAAACAACAAGGGGCTCGCCGTTCTCATCAACAACCTTACTATCACCAAACCATCTTTTAAACGCGGGTGTATCTGTTTTTAAGGTGCCATCTTTAAGAGAATATAGATCATCACCCTTAGAGCCACCTTGTGAGCGCCTTCCAATCGCCCCGCTTTCCATATCATCAAGAATGGTCTGTAATTTATTATATTCAGGCTTTTTAAGTGTGGTTGCTAGAGCCTTAATCCAAGCAACAATTTTTTCTAATGTACTTAGTGCTTTAGGCTCTAGTTTGGAAATATCGCCCCCCTTATAGGCATATTCAATAAGGTTGGCTATGCGCTCTTCTTCTAATTCATCCCCTTTAACACCATAACCACGATAAGCGGCCTCATTTTTAAACTCTATCTCTTTTGAGGCCTTCCTAAGCGCTTCCCATTCATCAGGCTTAAATCTATCTCTTAGAGCGTGTAGAGCCTCATGGCGTAGTTTGGTGGCTATGTCAGGGGCATCGAGCGCGACTTCAACAAGCTTTGCATCTAAATTGACTTTACCGCCAATATTGCCCCCTAAAGTTTCAGGAGTTTCAAACTTATATTCATCAGGTAAAATTCTATTCGCATCTTCTACAAGTTTATTATAAATGGCTTCGTCTACATGATCAGCTTTTGGATCATCAGGGGATCTAAGGGCAAGCTTTTCATTACCATCAGGCAGCTTTCTAACCTGCATATGGCCGTCTTTTCTCTCACGCAAATAACCATTTTGCATGAGATAATCCATAAAGTCATCTATCTGGCTTCTATCAAGCCCCATCTGCCTCAAAAATCCAGAATTAAAGTTTTCGCCCAATTCCATATTGGTGCCAAAGGCTTTTAAAAGATCATTGATGTTTTGCTCAGCAACGTCTGAGGCTTTGGCAGGCGCTTCTGCTTCCCCTGCTAATCGTTCAAGCTCAGCTTCAAGCCTGCTAATTTCACTATCAATATCGTTCAGCTCTTTATGAAGGCGGCCAGCTTCACCCGTTTCTCTGAACTCAAGATCAGATTGGCGGCGTAATTTGGCGTCTTTTAAATCATCAATCTGTGATTGGATATTGTTGATCTGCCTGTCGAGACGCCTAGTTGCCCCTTCAATCTCATGATCAAGCGCGCGTTTGACCCAATCCCAAACAGGCCCGCCCTCTTGCTTAAACCAGCCTTCTTTGCGGAATAACTCAGGTACATTATAAACCCGTGTAAAATAGCTAAGGGCTGTTCTTGACGCTTTGCTATCTAGCTCTAAGCCGACTTTATTAAGTTCTTTGCGAAGCTCTTCAAAAATGTCATTGCGTGCTGTTTGAGCCGCCTTAATCACATGCTTGTTAAATTCTGGAAAGGCTTCGCCTGTTTTGGGGTCTATGCCATCATTTTTGCGCAGCGCCTGCCCAACTTTATCCTTAAATTCTTGCTTGGACATTTGGATGTTATCTTTAAGCATTTGCTTGAAAACACCGTCTTTAGGGCCAACAATTTTTCTTAAAGCTTCAGCAAGGCGCCCGTCAATCCATTGCTTCCATTTTGTTTCAACCGCAGTCGGGCTATCCCTATAATTATTCATTTTCATGATTATAGGGTTTTCAAATAGATTAGCCGCCATCAGTCTTGCGTGCTGAGAAGGGTTATTCATGTTGCGAAGAACAGGGTTAAGAAATCGGGTTTTTTCACCATACTTTGCAGCAGCCTTACCAAAGATACCCAGCTCATCAATGGTTGGCATATCAGCCGCAGCGCCCGCGCTATTAGCCCGCTTTACATGCTGTGCCTCAGCAAAATACTTATCAAGGTCTGTGTCGTCGTTAGCAATCCTGGCTTTCAGCTCATCTGAAAGTTTAGCCATAGCCTTGACTTCCTCAATTCTATAGTCCTTGGCAAGCTCCTTGGCTTCTTCTAAAAGCGCTATACGTTCTTCAGGGGTTGAATTGTTATATTTGGTTTCAAACGCTTCACTTTTACGGTTTGCCTGATCAAAAATTGTGGCCCAATTTGATTTAAAGCTCTTGTTTGCAACCGTGGCAAGCCCAGCGCCAAACATACCACTAAAGGCCGTGCCAAAACCAATGTTAAGCAAGCTTTCCTCACCCGTTCTTAGGCCCTGGCTTTCCTGCAAGCCATATTCAGCAATTGTAACAGAACCAAAACCAGCCGCGCCAACATTACGGGCTGACTTTAAAGCGCTATAACCAGCCTTACCGCTCTTAACCGCTAATGTACCAGGGATAAGATTTTCAGGGCCTAGGAGGGCCGCAACGAATGACCAGCCCATGGCAGACCACCCGCCAGCTTCTAGCGTCTCACGGTCCTTCTGCTCCCTATTGTAGCGCAATTTAAGCGCGTCTAGATATTGCTCGTTCCTGGCTTCATAGAAAAATTCTAGATCATTTTCATACTCAGTACCTTGAAGTGATCCCTTCCAGTCAAAATCAGGGTCAGGGGTATTGTCAATGCCGTTCGTCTCATCAACGATTTGAGATGTTGCAAGATTTTCAACACGAAAAGCCGCGCTAATTTCATCCTTTAAAGAAGGCTCTTCATGAATTTTAGGCATGTAATTAACAGACACAGACGGATCAATAGAATGAGACCCCCCTGCATTTTCTTGCTTTACATCGTCAATGTGCTGATAACCCATTCATTTCCTCAATAAAAAAGGAGCCTGAAAGGCTCCCTTTTGTCGTTTATGGTTTTATTCTCTATACCGTTGATCTTTTCTTTAGATACCTAACTAAGGCCAAAGCTAGAAAAGCCAGGGCAATTTTTGCTGGAAATCCTGTTATTATATGTTCACCAAACTGCCTCATCCCTTGTGATTGCATTAACATGGACTCAGCAAAAATATAACTAAGTGAACCAGCAAGCAAAACAGTAGTGATTGTTCCTAACTTCTCAGCCAAGAAATAGATAATCACCAGAGATATAACAAACGCGAACGGGTCAAGAAACGCAGCCAGAAAAAGAAAAAAATATGCAGACATGAAAACCTCCTATTCCAGATTTTCCCTATCTTGTATCTCTTTTTTCTTTTTGACAACCTCTGCGGGTTCATAGCCAAAAAGCTTACGCACGAAATTATGCGGAGCATTCGGAGAATAACCGCGATTGCCACCAAATGCGCTTGGCAAGCCGTCTTTGGTATCTTCTAACTCATCAATAGCTTGCTTGGTTAAAAACTTATCAGCAAGCCGGTCATGATTTCTTTGCGCGAGCCCATCCATTGAATAATAATATTGTGAGGGGTAAACAACTTGCTCGCCATTTTGTTCAATAACAAAGCCAATGCGCCATTTAGGTGAGGCATCGTGCATCTTTTCAACAGAAAGACCATCCATAACAACAACTTGTTGCGCCTCTTTAGCCCCTCTAAATGAAGCTGAGGCCGTTTTTTCTGTCTCATCATCTGAAATAAGAACCGGGCTCCCAATGACTTTAATCCCTTGTGCTTCAAGGGCTGGCCTCTCAATTTCAATAATATCCTTTGCAACACTTTGAAAATGTTCGGCCACATATTCCCGGTCTTCTTCATCAATAAAAGCTTCAGGGGGGTATTTCATGACCGTTCTTGTGCCAGTGATATTAGTTTCACCGTAGCGTTTTTTCAGCATGGCCATTGCAGAGGCCTTGGCAAAATCCCCATTACCGTACTTTTCAAATTCAGCAATAGCCAGGGCTTTAAACTCAGCTTCCATTTTTACTCTTTCCATGTCACTAAAAGAAATATCTGGATCAGAAAACAAGCCGCCGTGAATGCCTTCAAGCTCATCAGCAAAATCAACATCATTCAACGTCTTTAAGAACGCCCCTTTTTCTGTCTTTAGCTGGTCCTTGGTTAGTTTTGACAAGCGCTCTTCAGCTTGCATAATGTCAGCAACCGCGCCATCCGGACCTTTAAAGTTTGACATTAACCGATAAATTCCAAGTTGCTTTGTGAGGTCCTCTGCATTCGCGCCCTTCTTAAACGCTGCCGGGTTTTTATTCTCTAAGGTGTTTAATAACTCAAACCCTTTTGCCCGCTCACCTGCATCAGGGCTTTCAATGTGCCCGCGTAGCTTTTCAAACACTTGCTTTGGTAATGGTGCCTTTACATTTGCAAGGGAAATAACGTTGCTTCTTGCTTGCTCATCCTTAAGTAAATTTGTTTCAGGCTTAAGGATGTTCCCCCACATTTTGTTATATTCTTTCATAAACCCGCTATCATGGGTAGAAACACGGGTCTCACCAGAAATAACAGAACTCATAAAGGCTTGCTCTTGCTCGGCTTCATGCCGTTTCTCGACATTTTTCCAGTTGATAGCGCCGGCTATTTGCATGTCTAGGCTTGGGGTCTCTTGTTGTTTAAACCCGGCAACATCGCCCCCTAATAGGGATCTGGCTTTTTTCTCATGGCCAGCCATTTGCTTTGTAACTTTATCAAGAACAGTACCAGGGGCCCCGCCATTGTTAGCATCACTTGCATGGATTTTATTCACATCACCTGCATTGATAGCCGCATATACTTGAAGGCGTGACATGCCTGGCTTTACACCATGTGCTTTTAGATACTTAACAACAGCCCCATTGGCCCCCAGTTGAGACCTTAAAGGGTTTTTCCAATCAACCCCATAACGTCGCGCTTGCGGCTCTCCAAATTGGATTAAACCCCTATGGCGTCCCCATTGGGTTCTAGGCCCTCTTTTTGCCGGGTTAAATGTTCCAGCTGTTTCGTATGAAATCACAGTGGCCAAATCTAACGGATTAATTCCAAGAGCATTAGCCGCCTCAACAATACCGCCCTTCATATCCTTGCCAGACCATTTGGCAGGCTTTGCGTTTGGCTTACCCTCTTTTTCAAGCTTTTTCCCAATCTCAGAACGCCACTTTAACAAAGCCGATGGATCTGCTTGGTCTTCAACCTGCTTGGCGGCATCTTTAACAAACTTTTGCTTAACAACTGTTTTTGCCTTCTCTGACATAGGCAGCCCATCAACAATTTTAAAATATTTGTCTGTTGATTCCTGAACAATCCCCAACCCACCTTCTTTTAGGTTTTCAGGGGTAAGCATACCCCCTCTGATAGAGGCGCTAATCTCTGTTGATTTTATTATGGCCCTGTCATGCTGGATCTGCTGGCCCTTGGCTATGGCTTTTCTTTGATATTGGACCTTTGCCCCTTGCACCATTGTTTGAGCACGTTGTGCCAGCTTGTCGTTTCCTGCATACTTAGAAACAAACTTCTGGCCATTGTTATCAAATATAGACCCAGCGCCTTGGAAATAGCTGTTGCCATCCCCTTTATGCTCAGTGCCAAAATCAGCAAGTTGCTTGTCTGAATCTATCTGCAATTGATAAAAGTCGCTTTGCAGGTTAGCGGCTTGGTTCTTTTCTTCTGCTTGTGCAAAAGCATCAAACACACCGGCAAACTTAGAAATCTCATTACCAAGCTGTTGAGTGGCACGCCCGCTTGCCCCAAAGCCAGCCGTGGATGGCGGTGTAAGCTTGGGCGTATTAACTTGGACTGTTCTTTGTGTTGATCTAATCTTAGGCAATTTGTGTCGCTAGCCCCCTACCTGCGGAGGTCAGGCCCCCTAAGATTGATGCAGTGGCCTTGATTTTACCGCTTTTGCGAATGTCATCAGCAGCCGCACGATCAGACTTAGCCAAATTTTCATCGTTAATCGCTTCAGCTTCCCCTTGGCGCATAATCTCATCTACATCAAGATATTTATTTTTATAAGATTCTTGCTGGATCTTAGCAAAAGACCCCCCACCAGCCACAACCCCGTTAGCAGCTGCGATAACTTCTTGCTCAGACATGAATTTGTCATGCTCATCACCTTTGGCATCAGCCTTAGCGGTTGCATCCTCACGGGCCACAATGGCGTTAATCTCTCTTACCTGGGCTTGACGCTCACGGGCAGCCGCTTGGGCGTCGGCCTCAGATTGTGCCCCCATAGCACTTACAACAGAGCCGGCAACGCCTACAGCAGCGCCTAAAATTGGTGCACACATATCTTAAGCCCCCATTTCCGCGATTATCCCAAGCAAAGTAAACGGGTAAGGGTCATCATGTGTTATTTTAATGCTCACTTCTCTACCCCATCCCCCATCGGGTCTGATTTCAACAAGGCCAGTGAATAAATCTGGGTCTATCTCTGGGCTGGTCATGTCCCCGTCTTCTGCTCTATAGGTAATGTCATCTGTATTCCCGCCGTTAATTTGGATTTTTCCACCTAATGAGCGATAGACACGCAGCCAAGCGCGGTTAATGCGTTTGATGCGCCCTTGCGTTTCGCCTTCCCGTGGGTGGTTTTCAATAACCAGCGTTTCTAAAGTTGAGGTAGGCTTTAAGCCAATATGGACCTTTGACGCGCTATCAATCGTAATCGAGCCGTTTGCATCAACCGTTCTATCCAATTGGCGCGATCCATCACCTATAACCCCAACAGTTTCACCTATAAGGTGGTTTAACCCCGTGATTGTTGTGGTTGCGGCCCCGTCATATGTCGCAGAGGAATCAAAAGCTATAAAATCTTCCTTTGTATCATCAACCTGGAACTCTCTTGATTGATACTCAATATATCTAACCGTTGCCCCATTAATGGTTCTTTTCACACACATCCAGGTTTCATCACCATATTGGCCTGGGATGGTTGCGATGGTGTCAACTTCTGCATCAGTGCCCGCAATGGCCCGCCTGTTAAACCCAACCACGTCTTGTTCACGCTCATATGTACAACGTACAATCTGCCCGTCAGCCCTTGTGGTTGAAATAATAGAGTTAGGTTCTTGTGAGTAGGTCAGCTCACCAACACCGGCCCCGGTAATATGTTCTGAAATAATCGTTAGAGGCAGAGCCTTATGTTTGTCTTTTTCAAAGTTATAATCAAATTCACGTAGTTTCCTGGCATCGTTATCAATGTCACCAAATCTTGCCGGGAAAATAACACTGTCCCCAGCTCTTACAGCTTCATGTCTTGAAGAACCGTAGCCGGTTTGTTTTTGCACCCTCACATTGCCTGGTGTAATGCCCTTACCGCTTTCGCTGGCTGATATGGTATATTCTGACGATGTGGTGCCCACGGCCAACACAGGGCCAGGAACAGCCCATCTGGCAACGTCTATAGTATCACTTGCAATTGTGCCTGAACCGGCTTGATTGTCCTCATCGCCGTCAAGAAAGCTTTCAAAGGCATTTGTGGTGCTAAACCAAAATTTTCCAGGATCGCGGGCCGTACTGAAAGCCCACAATCTTTGCTCATGAAACGCTATCGCTCTTGGGTATCCATGAAAAGTAGACCAAGCCCCTTCTTCCCAGGCGCTGGTTCCGTAAGTGATAACATCCGCCGGGACATGGTTTAAAACAATCTCACATGTTGCCGTGGTTGAGTTAGTCACAGCTGTAATTTTAACAACCACCGATATGTCATGAAGAAAGATAGAATCAACATAATCGCTATTCTCTGCATCTGAATGCCTAACAACGCCGTTTCCATGCGTGGGCAAATTCCAGTCACCATTCCATGTAGATGTGCCTGAAAGATCATTAAACCCATAAACTTTTTCATCATTGGTAATGACAGATGAATTTGAAATCGCTGCCCCGCTCACAGGTGTGCTAATCCCTGTTTGCTGGCCAGGCTCATAAAACCGCATCAACTGACCAACCATATCACTGTCAAAATAGGCAAAATCAGTCGTTAAACTGAAACTTGTTGCCCCTTCCGCATATGTGCCCCACTTGGTCACAGAGCGGTTAACCGTACCGCCAGACGTATAAGCTGTATAAGCCGTGCCGTCTATATCGCGATAGCTTTCATCTCTTAGCGAAAAAGTCGTATCTGTCAGCTTGATAATAAAATATCGATTGCCGTTTAACTCAGTCATTCCCCCAACGCTGGAAAATGTCACACATTCACCAGACTTCATGCCATGATCGCTTGATGTGGTTATTACAACAGGATCGGCCTGGGTGGCGCCTGAAAGGCTCACGGTTGAACTGTCAATAGCTATAAAGAACTTTTTAGTCTGATCCCCGTTAATATCTCTAAAAGGCCCATCAGTAAGCTCTATGTCTGTTAGTGTCCAGCTTGTATTCGATGAACGGCCAAGTTTTCTAAGTGGGTGCAAGGGGTGCGCAATATATAAAACGTCAGCGCTTTGTGTAAATCTCAATGCATCAAGTTGAGCTGTTGTGTATGTGGTGGTGATTTCAACAATTTTGGCCGCACTGCCCCCAGATGAATAGGCCGTGTAAGATGTGCTGTCAATTCCAGACAATTCAAAGGTGTTTGCTGTGGTATTGGCAACGGTAAATTCAAGGTTATTCACCTGAACCATACCAACAACGCCTGTTATTCTAATCTTGTCGCCATTGGTTAAAGTGTGGCCTGTTGATGTTACCACCGCCGGGTTCGCTTGTGTAATGCCTGTTATTGTGTTGCCTGTATGGGTGACAATCCCCCCATCCGCAAAAATACGGATTAGGTTGTTTTCAAAGCAAAGACAATAACTTTCATCAACCGAGTATTGAAACTCATGCAGTCGCGGGATTGCTGAACTATCAGCTATTTCACAAACATGCACGGTTCCGCTATCTTTTGTAACACCGCCATGTGGCCATACAGTCAAATTCTCAATGGTTTTGGCACCATTTTGGAACTTGTTAAGCGCAAGGGATCCGTGAAGGCGTGGGCTAATCTCACCAGCTGTAAAGTTATTTAAGACTTTCATTTAAAAATCAGAAACCTTCGTTCCACCATAGTCAGTCCCGCCCCAGCGTGAGCCCAGCCATGTATCAACAATAAATTCTCTTGGTGTTACCTCAGCCCCATTGTAAGAACCGGCCAAAGAGAGCTTTTCAAGATAAATGTTATACATCCCTTGTGCTGAGTTAAACCGCTCTGTTATCGCAGGGCCAATCTCTGCCATTAGCCGTGCAATCAGGGCTTCCTTGGCTTGTGTGTGCCATTTGTTCATATCTGTGACACGCGAAACATATTCAATCTTGACCTCTGTTGCGTTGGTCACGATATAATCGCCTAAAATCCGATAAGGTTGATCAATGCCTTGCAGCTCATTTTTTTCAGTGATAAAGCCTAGCAGATCGTCAGGGATTGTGTATTGATAGGTTGCCCCCCATTCAGGGGCGCCCGCATCTTGTGCAAGGTTGGCCTGTTTTAGCGCGAACCCCCAAGCGTGAGCTGCGTTCACATCATCTCTTAAAAACTCAAAATTAGCCTTTAAAAGACGAGCTTCTCTGCTTTCTTGATCAAGGCTAGTGATCTGGTTGGCGGCTAACCGGGTCAAAGCCCGATTGCATAGCGCCACATCGCTATCACTCGGCGCTGTCATTAGCTTTTACCTCTGGTTCTGCTTTTTTCTTAGGAGCGGATTTTTTGGGCTTATTAAGGTTTTCACTTTCAATTGTCTTGGCAATTTCTGGAATATCTTTTTCAGCATTTGCAACCCAGTTTTTAAAGCGCTTGCTATCCTCATCAACACCAGGCAAGGCCGCCCGTGTGCATTGCACTGCGGTTTTACCAGCCCGCTTTGCGTCTAAATATCTTTTATGCTTAAGGTTCATGATTTTCTCTCTTGTCAAGGGTATTAAGTAAAAAAAAGGGAGGCTGTTAACCCCCCTTTTTCTCTTAGTCAAATGTCACATCAAATTGTGCAACAATGGTACCGCCTGTATTTACGGCTGCATCAGCAATCGTTAACATAATCTCAAGGTCACCCTTGGGATCAGTTGATTGACCGCTAACAAACTCATAAAGTTTTTTGCCGTAGTTATCGATTGTTTTAATAACGGTGGTTTGAGCAGCCGCGCTAGCCGCGTCAAGACCGTCATTAATACCATCAGGGTCATCAGTGATACGTGTTTCATCCGTAACATTAACAACACCAAGGTCAATCGTTGGTGCACCTGTAGAGGCCAGATCATCCCATGAAATATGAGACGAGCCAAGCAAACGGGCGTTTGAAGGCAACCGCACCAGACGATAAGTGGAAGTGGCACTATCGCCAGCAGTAACCTCATGCACAATTGTGTAAGATCGGGTAACACCGCCATGTAAGCCAGCGTCACCGTAGACCTGGGGTTCCGCATCCAAGTTGGACAGGAACGTGCTTTTTTCATTTACTACTGCCATGGTTAAGCTCCCGTTGGTCCTGAAGTTGGATCACATTCGATGTAACCAACCTTTGCTTCTTCCATACGCGTGCAACCAACATTTTGCCTTGCCCAAACTTGCATTGAATAGTTCTTATCCGCACGTTCAGACATTTTAACTTCAATGTCGGCGCCAATAGCTAACTTCATTCCAGACTTACACCAGAACAAAACCTTGTCGTCTGAGTTACTATCAGTCTTAATGCGTTGTGTTGGGATCAATGTGAACCCGGCATATTTCGTGATAGTACCTTCAACAAGAGGTTTTAAGGTGTTATAATCGTGGTTTGAAACGCGCTCATCTGTCAAAAGAGATTTGACTTGTCTTGCATTAACAACACAACATTTCTCTTCATCTGGATCGACGTCATTAGCCATTAACAGTTCATTTGCAGCTAATAATTTGGCAACGTTTAAGCCAGCATCAGCCGCGCTTACGCCTGGCCATACTTCTTGAACGTCAACAATCATATTAGTGTCAAATGCTGTTGAAGTTGATCCGTCTTTGCCTGTGTAGGCAACACCGTCAGCCGCTGCAATGATGATATCATCACGTTTACGGCCCAAGGCCCAGACAGCCGCTTTTGCATAGTCTGACTTTGGATCAATTAACATTCTAATCTTATCTTCTTTGTCAATAAGATCAGCCCAAACCGCCCCACTTGTGGTAACGCGGCGGCGTTCGTGTTGGCTATCAACTCGCGGGGTATCCATATGGCGCGAGGTAATATCAACGGCTTCCGTGGAACCAATTTGTTCAAAATACGCGCTTTCGCCCGTAATTGTTTCATGCTCAACGGCTTTCGATAAACGAGAACCCTTTTGTTGAACCAAATGCGAAACGTTTGCTTTGAATTGATTCACGAAAGATGTAGTAATGTTCACTGACATAGCGAACTCCTTATCTTTCAATTAAATTTTTGGGGTTTTCTCGCTTTGATTATCCGGTGGTGAACCGGGTCGTAGCTGATTAGTTTAAAGCCCTAATCTAAGGCTGGTCTTTGCGGGTCCAGTTACGGAGTGTCCGCTTTCTCAAACGCCTATATTTCACCTTCAAGGCGCTGAAACAGTTTATTCATTTTTAGAACCGCAGATGCGTGCCCAGTGTGAGTATCATCCAAATAGGCCGGGTTTTCATACATCGCATCTATTTGTTCTTGGATAGATTCAGCATCTTCCCCCGATGTTGATTTTCCACGCTCATCACCAAGCCCAAGCTCTTTCTTACCTAGCTTTGCAAAAAAATTAAATAATTTAGGGTGATCACCAAACTTGTAACCATCAATTTCGGCAGTTTCCATTAAGTCTATAAGATCATCATCACCATAAACAGACATGGCCGCCTTAGCGCGGTTTTTCATCACATCTAAGTCGCCATGGTACTCCCTTTTGAACTCTTCTTCTACTTTTTCAAGGTAAGCATCGCGTGCAGATAACCCGTCTTGTAATGCTGTAATGCGTGTCTGAACAATATCATCATACAGCGCTTGCGCATCTTTTAAGGGAATGTGATGTTCATGGGCTTTTTGAAGCAAAAACTCTTCTTCAGATGTATCGTATTCAATACCATCTGGCATTTCAGCCCGTGCAATACCCTCTGAATATTTTTCAAACTCAGGTTCCCAGCCAAGCTTAGTATAAAATTCTTTTTGCTCTTCAGGTGTTTCAGGCAGCTTATTTCTATCCCCTAACATCCCTTCAAGATTAAGGTGCGAGCGAAGCATCGATTCAGGCACTTCAACCATCGTTTGGTCTTCACCTTGGAATTTATTCCATGTTGGTTTGTCTCTAATATCTTCAGGTAAGCTTGAGCGCCAATCACCTTGATCTAACGCTTGTTCAGATCCATCCGTCTGTGTCGTTTCCGTTAATTGTTCCGTTTGTTCCAAATTCTCTTCCATACTTATAGGGCCCCTCTGCTAGTGTGTTGATATAAACGTCAAGGCCAACGCCTTGCATTGTGATAATCTCTTTGATTAAATTTTGCTTGCCTACATTCCGCGCCATAGCTATAGGGTCATTTTCCTCAATGGCGTCAAATAGGCCCGCTAGTCTCATCAGATCAGCCAGTACCCTTTGACCTTCTGGTGATTGGAAAACTGTCCGGTAATCCGTCAATAGCTGACGGGTTTTATCATTTGTCATTGTGCCAACACCCCTGCATTGCCCATTTGCTGCATAAGCTGGTCAATCATGGCTGGATCCATGTTTTGCGCAGCATCACCAACCGCCCCAGCGCCTTCCACTGTGGCAGGAAGGTTCGCCCCGGCTTGGGATAGTTGATTAACCGCTTGTGCGCCTTGTAATGCTGGCTGTGCCATTTGAGCCATTTGCATCATTTGCTCTTGACTGTTAGCAGCCTCAATTTGTTCCTCTTTGGCTGCCAGATCAGGATCAAGATTGAGAAGCTTGGCAAAATGCTTGGACACATTTTCAACGGGGTACTCTTTAAAGAAGCCAGCCGCCGTTTGTGGGTCTTGCAGGTAAACACCAAGGGAGGCGACAAACTGTTGCCATGTGTCAATCTCAACAGCTCTCTGGGCTTGTGCGATGGGTGAAACATACTGAACGGTAAATTCTTGATCTAATAAATCTTGGGGAGGCTCAGGCAACATGCCCAGCCGATCAAGCAGCCCATAGACACGCGATACCAAGGGCCCTAGCAGCTCACTTTCCAACCGGCCTAACATAGGGCCTAGCAATCTCATACGCTCTTGTGTGCGCTGCATCACCTCAGTTGCCGTCATTTTGGCATCGTTTACAAACTGCAATTGGTCGACATGAAACGTGTTCATGATGCGTGTTTCTAGCGCTTTTATATCTTCTACCGCGTAAGGTAGATTCCCAGCAAACGGCATAGGCATAATAACATCTTTTGGATTGCCTCTGATCTTGTTTACACCTCCTGGCAATAAACGCAGGGGATTAATAAAGCCGTCATGACGTATGAAATTAGGTGGATCAACAGCCTTTTGACCCGCTTTGATAATCGTCATCTCTTTGGCTTGCAGCATTTTTAAATCAGCAAGCGCTGTCATGCCAGGACCCCGGCCGTAAACCTCACCTGATACCCGTGACCATCTAGCTATGGAATAGGGACTTTCAGGATAACCGCCCTCTTCCAGTTTATGCTTGGCCTGGTGCTCAAAATAACAAGACGCGATAGGCATGTTTTGAACCGCGTCGTCACCGTATTTAGCATTATATTCAACACGCGGATAAATGGCGTGAATGATCTTTATTTTGTCGTCATATTTTTGCTCTTGGTGTTTTTTCTGGACATCTTCAGAAACTTTATCCAATCCCCATTCTTGAACAACCTGACGCACTGTCCAGGTAAAGCACCTAAACACCGTATCAATAATTCCGCGATTGCTTTCAGCCACAACAAGGCTAGACATAGGCCGCGCTTCAAATGAGATATGGCCATCTTTTTCATTGTAGTCTGTATAAAGCCCCGCCATGCCAAAAGCGCCCAGATCTAAATACGTTTCATGCAATGCTGTGATTAAATTGGTGCCCGGCGCATACATTTTTGCCCACATAATTTCTTCAACATCATGTAAATATTGCTTGACATGCGGCATCTCTGTCATGCGCGGGTCTGCCATGGTCAGGCTAAACCACTTCGCGCTTGGATTGGTCGCAAAGCCATGAAGGCCAGCCGCCAGCATCTCATTGGCCCAAACACCTGTTGAATTTAATAACCTTTCAGCCCGCTTTGTGCCTGGCGTTACGTCCCCAACAAAGCCTTGCTTTTTAGGAATAATGACATTGGCCAGCTCTTCACAATGAGACGTCCAGTTGGCGCGCTCAGTATCAGCCATCAGGCTGTCATAGCGCTTTTTTAACCGTTCAATGTTTTCCATTAAGCACCTAGATTGGTTTTGGACACCGTTGGATCACCAGCCCCGTAAAGCCCCGTTAAAAACGTGCTGTTGCGGCCAGACACTGCCCGCCTTTGCGCATCTCTTTGGCTGTCTTGAATGGCAGCGCCTTTGGCCTCACGCTCACTGGTGGGCTCTTTTGGCTTTTCTGGCGCTGGTTGGGGCGCTGGTTGGCTTCCACTTCCACACATAGGCTTATTCTCCTGTTAGCATCGTTGCGCCAGGCCGCGGGGTCTGTGCCCTGTAAAATCTGCGCATATTGTCATTACGTGTTGTGCCCTCTGTTGCCTCCACAGGCTTCAAGTTCGTTGTAGGCTTAGGCGTGGGCTTTTGAGCCGGTGCCGATGATTTAGATCCGCACATTTAACTAAGGCTCCCTGTTAATATCGTCTTCCCTTTGGCGCTTTGGCGTCGTGGGTTTAAACCAGCGCCACGGCTTGAGCGGCCTGTTGTCCTATGGCCTAAAGGTGAATTGCCAAGTGTTGCCCCAACGCCTTGATAACCAGGATCAACTTTTTTTTGTGGTATTGTCGATTTTACAGACGCGGCCACGGCCTCACCTATCCCTTGGCCTTTTGCTGGCGCTTCTTCACCTGCTAACCGAAATGGCCGTAGTTCTTTTGATTCCCTCTTAGGCCCGGTTTGCGCCCCCCAAGCCTCATTATTTTCCCTAGGACTACACATAATCATTGCCCCCTGTCAGCATCGTGGCTGTTTGGGGCTTAGGTGTATAGCGTGCCCGTGTTGATTGGCGCGTCTGTTCTTTAGCCGCCGGTTTTTGTTTGACCGGCGCCTGGGTCTCTTGCTCTGGTGGGGTTGATGAACCGCCACCGCCTCCAAAACACATCAGCCTAACTCCCCTGTTAACATGGTTGCAGATTGCCGTTTAATGGGCGTTCTTGTCGCCCGGCGCTTGGTTTTTGGATCAGCCGTTGCAGGCTCATCATTAAATGTCACAGAGCCTTTGTGAGGTTCCAAAGGCTCTACTCTTGTTCCACCGCCGCCGCACATGGTTTTAAATCCTTTATAAATGGTTTCCATCCTGGCTGGTCCTTCCAGCTCGGATCATCTCTAAGCCATACATATCTGTGATAAGTCTCACCATTTTTCCCGTAATAAGGCATGACGCTTTCAAGCTTGCCGTTCATGCGCTGCATCCAGGCATGAGCTTCATTGTGGTGTTCTGAGCTATCCGCGTGCATTCGCATTGTACCGTGCGCCTGGATCACTTCCCGTGTCATCTTGCGCAGCTCGCGCATACAGACAAAAACGGCCTTTTTCCAATCATCCGTTCCAAATGCAAAAACCCGGTAACAGGCTTTGCCGCCATGTTCCGGGTGCACTCCAATAATCGCTGTGGGGATGCCATCAACCCAAATAACTTTACCTTTGCCCAGCTTCATAGCCTGGAACGTTTGTTCAGCTAGCAGCAGCGGGCTTTCATGCCAACAGAGCGGGTAAATCTCCTTGGCGTCAATCTCTCTCATGTTTCTGCATATGTGATACACAGCCACTTTGTTAGGAGGCTTGACTGTTACCAAGGATTGTAATCCTCAATGCCTGATGTGGCTGGCTGGCCGTATGAGCTATCAAACACATCATATTCAACTTGTGCATGCTCTGGTGCTTTTCTAGCCTTGCGCACATCAAATAAATTAACCGCTAGTTCTCTAAAGGCATCAGCCCCATGGCTTGACCAGTCATGTAAGGGCTTGGCACCAAACACGTCCTTTTCCTCATTTCTCTCTGTGCGATAAGCTTGCAGCGCCTCAATGCCTTTTTCGCACTTGGTTTTATCAAACACACATTTCGGGATCATTGTTCTAACTGCGTTAATGCCATCAGCGACAGGTAATTTTGACCCAGCTATAATGGGCCTTAATCCAACATTCTCACATTGCTGCTTACGTGTTGTTGCTGTGCTGATCTCTCTTGTCTCAACGTCGTGCGGCATATAATGCTCTGCATACACATAAGGAAGCTCTTTAATCTGCTTGGCAATCTCAATAAGCGCCACATTGCGTGTTTCAAAATAGTCAATAATGCGAATTTCAGAGCCGAATATTTGGGCAAACCAGATGGCTGTACTGTCATCAAGGCCAAGATCCCAGCCCGTATAAACCGGCTCGCTAGGGTCATACGGTACGCTTGCAATCCTACCTGTTTTCTCTGCTTCAAAAAGGAGTTTAGCATAATAAGCCCCTTCCGTTACGATCTCATAATTTCCACCCCACACATGATCAGCCATTTCAGGATCTCTTGCATAATCCTGGGTCATTTCATCATGCAAGACCTTGGGAAACCATGGATTGTCTTTCCAACCTACAGGGACAACAATAGAGCCCTTTGGTGGTTGGGGACCTCTTAGCAGCTCATCACATGCATCTCTTTTGTGGCGTGGGTTCCACGAAAACCACAATTCAGACCCCTCTTTCCGAATAGTAGGCCGTAAAAGCCTTAGTGAGACGTGTGAGAGGCTTTGTGCTTCCTCTACCCAAGCAATATCATAGCCCTCTAATGATTTTATGCTATCAGCTGAATAAGCTTGCATACCCTTGAAAATAATCAGCGAGCCGTTTTTGCCTCGTATTTCAGCATCCAGGACCTGGTAAAAATCCATCAGGCCAAATTTTTCAATCTTATCAACAATCAATTGGCGAACGGATTCTTTAAGCGAATTTTGGACCTCACGAATACAAACCGCTCTTGTGGGCTGAGAAAAACACCTAATCACCATTTGCTCAGCAAAAAAATGTGATTTAGCACCACCACGACCACCAAACGCCCCTTTATAGCGGGCAGGTTTGAGCAAAGGCTGTAAGGCTTGGGGGACCTCAACCCTTAGCTTTAACAACAATAACCTCTATTTGATCAGGGAATAATGGCTGGTCATCAGCGCCAGTTATTGCTTGGGCTGGCCTTCCATACCCTCTATCTAGTACATCAGCAGCAGCAGCCCGCCTTGTTGCAGCCGGGGCATCTTCATCACTCATCATATTTACAAGTACATCAATGGCTTTTTTACCATGCTTTTGAGCATAGGCTTTAATTTCAGCCGTCGCTTTATTTCCAGAGCCTTTAGGCCTTCCCGCGCCCTTTCTCCTTCCGCCTTTGTTATCCATGATATTCAGTGATTTTTTATTTCCCTAGCTATTTTGCATATTTCTTAAATTCTACTAAAAAATTATAATGGCCTGCCGTCATTAAATGCATGTCATGATTAATAAAATCAACCTCAGACATATCTAAAATCTGATTTTTTGCATTTGCCATTGCCACACAGGTTTTAATAACACCGTTACTCTCATTTGATTTTACGTAAATTTTAACGCCTTCTATTTCAGGTGTCATTATTAGGCGCGATTTTGATAGGTATGATCTATACGTCAGCTCTTCTCGGCCTGGCCTTGTGTCATGAGCAGTCACATTGCAAACAAATGGCACGTTTATTTGATCGGCCAGTTTTATTGGCAGCGCTGGAATTACCGCGAATGTAGAAATCGCTTTTAAAAAATCTCGTCTGTTTATTTGCATAATATTATTATAACCAGGTGCCAGTAAAAAAAAAGTTTTTATAAATTTTTTTTAAATTAACTATTGACATTAAGGGCCAATGGTCCTATATTATAAGGGTAGGGCAATGAAGCCCGCAACTTTAATAGGAGTTATTATTATGTGGACAGAGAACAACACATCAGGTTTTAGTAAACCAGAATTAGAAATGATAAACGCTGTTCGTCAACGCATTTTAAATGAAACCCCAGCCAAATATTTAGAAGCTGTCGAAGACACAGTTGATGATTTGTTAAATGATGGATGGTCAGATAACATAACTGAAGAAAAGCTCTATAACGATATTTCTAAACGTCTAGGGCGCTAAAAATGAATAATCACCAATTTAAAAAGGCCCGGCGAAAGTTGGGCCTTACTCTTTCACAATTAGGTCATATCCTTAGAACTGATCCCAGAACCATTCGACGGTGGGAGGCTGATAAAAGTTGTTCCACCGCTAGAGACCCCAACCCTGTAGCTTCTCAGGTCATGTCATGGATGCTAGACGGCTTTAGACCGCCTGAATGGCCAGATAATGAATAGAGCAACCCAGTTGGATGTTATGTCCGTTGCGCAGGTCAAGAGGCTGTCCCTGCGTCTAGGGGGTCAGTCTGGGTTGCTCTAACTGTGGTGTTCTGTAATTTATTAAAACTATTCGTGTACGTGAACATTTCCGTTCTTACCCTAAACGTCTAGAGAGACGTAGTATGCAAGTCGGTTTGCCGTCCCTCTGGATACACCAGACATAAAAAAAGGCGCAGCTATGGCGTCACTTAAACACATATCTTAAAAAATCTTGCCTGTCAACCACGTTTTTTAACTTTTTCTGGGGGTATTACTTTGCCTAAGTATCTCGCCGAGTTTGAGTTTCGGCACAATCTGAGGGGGCGTCCTGATCTGATGTTTCAGCGTCTTCTTCAGGTAATTCAATTATTTCATGGACATGCGTAACTCGGTAATCCACTGGCCTTCCATTTAAAGTTTCCACATAGCAATTAACAATGAACCCAAGTTTGTAAATATTTGCATCACCAGCCG